GATTGTCCGGCCATTTACCACTCCTTTAAAATTCTGTCGAAAGCATTTTCCCACTTTGCAATGATGTCTGGCTGTATTTCGCGAAGTGTCGGATAAATAAACCAACCTTGAGAACCAGCGCCTTTCGGAGATTGACCTGACCAGATTGGAAATTGCTTGAACTTATTAGATCCAAATTCTGTACCGCCCCAGAGATCTTTTGTAGTTCCACCACCGGAAAACTTTTGACTTACAAAGCCGAAGGACAGTTCGCCAATCTTAGACGACTTAGAAACACGGGAGCCACTGGCAATCCTGTCGGCTGCCTTACCTCTGGAGACGGCCTTCTGCTGGATTTTGCCTTGAGCAAATTCTGCTAGAGCTGACGATTCTCTTTTAGCTGCATCAGTAGCTTCCGAATCCATTGCTTTAAAAGCCGACGTGATGCGACGAAGATCTGCCTTATCGTAGGCAATCTCAACGTTGTCGCTCACTTTGTTTCTCCAGTATCTCGAAAGCCGTATAGATCTGCTCCGCCGTCGTCCATTCGCTCATCGGTATTCCCGTCGCTATTGCTACTTCGACGAGTATGCGATTTACGCTTCCGGCGGCGTAACTTTTGGGAGAACGTCACCGACTGTCACGTCGGCCACTGTTTCACACCAAATTTCATAAGGCTTGACCGGCTTACCACCGGCTTCACGCTTCATCGCATTCCACGCAAGGAAGAGAAGATCAGAAATTCCGATCTTCTCCTGCGCTTGCGAAATTGTGCTAGAAGTTTTCTGCTCCCACTTAGCCCACTCTGGCGGCTGAGCCGTGTAAGTGCCGAACTCGCCTGATGTGTATTCGATTGTGATTGGTAGTCTCATTATTTGCTCCCGTTTCTGTTTGGATTAACTAAATGTCGCGACTGGTGTGGTTGAGCAAAGCATTGACCAAGAATCAGTCTGTGCATCTGGAGCAGTGCCGCCAGCAGTTGGAGCCACTGGGAACGCGTTACCAGCAAAGACTGCGCCTGTTGCAGTTGTTAAGCTGAAAGCCAGAGCAGTATTTGGAGCAGTTGTGAACGCAGTCCACATCGCTTCGAATAGTGATGATGCGACGCCCCAGTCTGCAAGAAGCTCGATGTTAAGTGTCCATTGATCATCGATGTGCTTGTACGCCTTGCCATCGAGTGTCTGGTAAGTAGTAATAACTGGCGCATTGACTAAAGTGACGGCAGTTGTCTGCGCGTCATAATTCACGGTGGCAAGAGTGAAAACTATGTCGCGACCGGTGACTATTGTTGTTGGCATTTCTTTGTCTCCTTAGATTGTCTGTTGTGTGTAGTAAGTGCTGACCGCGAGATCCGCCACTAGTAGATTTGATGCGCCCACTGATTGGATTGTCGGACGTTGAACGTCTCCGACTTCATAACCTGTTGGCATCGCTGCGATAATGCTGATGATTAGCTGCTCAAGATTGTCTAGTGCTCCAGCCGTGTTGTTGTAAGCAACGGCCGCAGTGACCACAAAATTAATCTTCACGCGTACCTGCGATTTGCCGATTGTTGTCGTTTCTAAATAGGGCGAATCGGGAACGATTACGCAAGCCGGTGGAATGACTGCCTCTGGTGGCGAGCTATAGACGGAAGCCACCACGCCAGATAGAGCAGTCGCAAGAGTGCCTCTGACGTTTGTCGCAATAGTTGTTGGTGTAGGCATCACATGGCCATCGTTGAGACGTCGATGTAATTACCTAATAAACCGATGACGCGATTTTGCAGTGATCGACCCATTCGATATGGCGATGGCGTAAAATCCACGCCCTCAATCTGACCACCTGGAGCGACCACGCTCTGGAATATCTCAACGCTGACGATGGTGACCGCCTGTTCGACTGCGTCGGTATTCGCGTAAAGCGTGGCCGCGTCTGCCCCAGATAGATAAACTACGCCACCAGGAATGACTGGACGGAATGTAATATCACTATTTGTTATAGCTGCCGTAAAGTAGAAATATGGAGCCGGATATGCGAAAGGTAAATAAGGAAATGGATCATAATAATTTGAAGTGACTGTCAGTGTTCCGTTGAATGTAGCTGGAACGCAACCTGTAATCACGACACTTTGGCCAGCCACAAATGTGTTTGGTTTTTGTGTTATGTAATAGGCGACATTATTTTGCAAATATACGGCGGCGACTGAGTTTTGATTGGCAGTCAATAGCGGCAGAATTACCTGCTCGGCTGAATCAATAATTCCTTCAAGATAAGCGTCAGAGTAAAGAGAGACAGAGACGCCAAGAACCGTCCGAAGGCTTGCTACGGTAATGATTGCTGGCATCTCTGTCTCCTTTGTGTGAGCTGCTGGGCTAGATACGGGAGCGCACCTAGCCCATGATTAATTAGGTTAGGTTGAAGCGACGTAGGCCACCGGCAAAGACGGCCTGAGCTGCGATGTAACCATAAAGTGAAATTTCAATCTCGCCTGTTGTTGGCACGTTTGTGGCCAATGTTAGAGCTGGAGATTCGAAGATTTCGATTGAACGTGGCTCGATGATAAATGCTGATTCGTCGATCGATGTTGAAACCATGTTTGGATCTACATAGTAATCAAGACCGAGAACGTTTCCGCGAATACTTGTTGGCATCGCAGATCCTGCATTGTTCATAGGATTTCCAGCGTTGTAAATTGGACGCCCAGTTGTATCTGTTGCGCCGAGTAAAGTACTCCAAATGGAAGTGCCTGAAACAAATGACTTTGCAGTGCGCTTTGTTGCAGTGTATGCAGCTGGTGCTTCTGTTGATACGAATGAAATCAATCCGGCTGAATCTGCAGCAGTTGCAGTAGCTTGAGTTCCGCCAGCAGTGATCTGAGCGATTACATACGCGTCAGTTGCCTGTGCGTAAGCATCGCGAAGATTTGTGAGCATAATTTCATAGAAACTTGGATCTGATCTGTCAAGAAGCTCGACGCTGTAGCGCTGGAAGCCCATCTTCTTGATTACGGTTGCGTTCACATAGCTTGAAGTGATCGCAGTCGTTCCTGTTGGATCTCCGCCTTCTGCCACTGTTGCGGCAGTTGAATTCGCAGTGATCTTTGGAATTGACACTGTCATTCCGTAGCTTGAAAGTGGACGAGTTCCGCCGCACGCATCAATTACTGGACGATCTGCGTTTGTGTTTTGTGCAACGTCGCGAACATAAGAAACCGGCGAGAACGCTGGATTCGTTGTGAATGAATCGTCGGCAGCTTTTACATACTGACGAGAATCTTCGTTGCCAAGAGTTGCCTTGATTGAATGCTCAAGGTATGAGCCACCAGTTGTAATTGGTGAACGTGGTGACGTGAAATAGAGCGGACGAGCTGCCTCGGCCTGTACGACTTTGGAAGCCTCAACCGTTTCGGCTGGTGCTTCTGTGACGGTTGGAGTTGTTTCCACTTCGTTTTCTCCTTCGGTAGTTTGTTCTTCTGTTTCCACATCGGATTCAGAAACTTCTGGCTCACTAGCTGCGACTGCAACCTTCGCGCTGGCGATGGCTGGATCTGTAACTAGAGAGACTTCTTTGAGCGCACTTGCGCTAATAACTAAAACGCCATCGACGTTTTTATACTTCTCCGCTAAAACTCCAACACTAAAGCCGTCGCGTAATCCGGAACTTGCCTCGACCAGACTGTCGTTACCGGCAGTCGTGTTGCCGATAGAAAAGGTCGCGTCGATTCCGGAATCGGTGACTTGATACGATTTTAAGAATCCGATTGGAGATTCACGGCGATGCTCAAGTAATAATTTTGTAGTATCACTGAAAGTTATAGAGCCAGGCTTAAACATAGTCGAGCCGGCTGATGTTGAGCCTTCTTCGTTCCAAGTGACAATGCGTCCAGAGATTTCGCGCTTTGGAAAGTCCGTGGCCGTGACTTTGATTGAAAAGTCTAGATTCATCGGAGTTGGCTTTGTTTCTTTCATCGGATCATTTCCTCTTCTAGTCGGATTTCATCGGACGTTAAAGCTCCGATGTCGTAGAGAATCTTGTAGACGTCTGCGCGTTCTTTTGCTGATCCGCGCAAGTAATCATCTAGATCGAACTTAACTTCTTGCGATGCCGGTACAAAGTCGTTAGCCATTCCAGTCATGGATAGACGCTCTTCGATTGCACACATGATCGGACGAAGTGAAAAGTCGAGCAAAGATTGACGCGCCAAAGTTGCATTTGAATAAGTCATACTCGATCCTGATTCTGCATCGACGTAATAAGCCGGAATGCCCGTGACTCTGGCCAGTTCGGTTGATACGTAGGATCTAGCTTGATTGAGTTGTAACTTTTCAGGATCAAATCCTAAAGTCTGTAACTCGACGTCAGCATTTAAGAATGCAGTTGAACGATTGCGACGTGATTGTCCCCATGATTCAAGAAGTTTTGCAATTCGATCTGCTGGTAGTGCAGTGCCATTAGATTTTAAAACCATCGTAGGCACTGGCTCGCGTGCGTACATAGTTGCAGCACGTTCTAATTCTGCGCCAGCTTTAATTGTGCGGCCGGCACGATTTAAAATGCCCTCATCTACGCCGTAAAATACTGCAAGGCTTCCGACGCCTTCGTATGGCACTGGAATCGAATCTACACAGTAATAATCGATCTCTGTCCCTTGCGCATTTGTTTTAATTGTGACGCGAGTCGGATCAATGCGTTCTGCGCTTCTGATGCGATACGTGTCTGCATAAATTTCCAAAATGCGCATATATCCGTAGCCGTATAACAATAAATCTTCTGCAAGCCAGGCATACGTCGCAAAGCCAGGAACGCGTGGATCTGGCTGATTAATAACCTTTGGTGGAGTTTCAACGCGAGCACCATCTGCGCGAGTTCTAACTTTTAGCGGAATCGATGCAACGCTTGACGAAATAATGTTTCGAGCTCTTGCACACGTAGGCACTGACATAAATTCAACGCGCGACGCAGTGATTCCGGCGACGCCGTAGATATTGTAGAGAGAGCTAGTGACATTTACTGGCGCAAGAGATGCTTCAATGTCAGAAGTCGCAGCCGGAGCTGCAGTCGTGATTGTGCGCGAGAATAGACCCATGTGCAGAAGTCTAAGGCTCGCGTATACATCTACACGACCATAATGTCCATCTCCATCTCTGGGCGTGTCGCAAAGTGGACTGCAAGCGCTGAAGCCACGGCAGCACACACGGCGACACTCGAGGCGCGCCGTCCAATAATCCAGCCGCCATCACCCATTGGTAATCTAACGGCAGATAGTATCTGCTTGGATAATTCTGCCTGTTTTCCGTGAATAAGCCTCTTTGACGTAATACTGCCGAGAAGCTCGTCGCAGCTCTGGCCGTAAAGTGCTCCATCGATGTCGATCACTGGAATTCCTGCCGGTTGTAATCTTGCAGCTACGGCAGAGCTTGTCCTCTTGCTAAAAGCCACATATTCAAGCGGATATTTTCTGGCATAAGGTGCGATGTCATTTGCTATTGCTTTATCGTCGAGCGAAATCGGATTGTGCCAAGTGTGGAGTAGCTTGATGTTGAAAGTGTCGTCAGGATTTTTCTGAGCCGCAACGAGCGCCCCATCGCGACGATCCGGACTTAAATCAAGGCCAAACCACGTAGTCTTTTCGACATCGAGTTCAATCTCATCAGATCCACACTCTTCCCATTCCTTTACAGGAATCGCGCCAGAGATTGTATTGACCCAGCGACACAAGACTTCCGTCTGGACGACATCTGGCGGATCATTGAGAACGGCGCGGATATTATCTTCGTGAATTGTGTGACCGAGTGCCGGATTACTTGCTACCCAGTTTTTTTCATCTTCAATCTTGTCTGAATAGGCTGACCATTCAAAGTAAGCAATATCGTCGTTACCGCCAGCAGCCGAAGCCATACCGCGCTCGCGCAGTTGGTTGAGAATTAAGGAATGTTGATCTCCGGCATTAGAAAACGTCCAGAGCTGAGGATTCTTGGCCGCCATCATCGTATAGCGCATAGCTGACCAGGCTTCGGTGTCTTTGAGCTGACGCGTCTCGTCCATGTACACCGTCTCCGGCTTAGCAAATCCACGAGCTGCGGCATTTGCTGCCTTGACCACGTACCGAGCGCCGGACATCAATTCGATCTCTTCTGAGCCGTGAGCCCAGCGAATCTTCTTGACTTGCTTAGCCAGCGATTCGTTGCTTTCAATAATGTTTACGACGTGGCGAAAAGTTTCCAGCGACGTCGTAAGAACGTGAGCTGATCCGAGTTGTAGCGATTCTTGCCATAGGAAAAGCCGAGCCAAAATTGACATCTCCATAATGGTCGATTTTCCGTTTTGCCTGGCTGCAACGACCACGACCAGAGGGGCGTGCCAGCGCCCGTCAGGCTTGACCTTAAGCGCGTGCTCAAAGACAAACTTCTGCCACGGCATCAGATTGATACCTATCTGAGAGGCGAAATCGATGATTTCTAAGCCTTTTGACGGTAAATCGTTGAGCCTAGAGTGGATTCTGGGCGTTCCTGAGCCCATGAGCCGCGTAGGTTGGACATCAATTCCCTGTTCATCTTCAATCAGGCCTGAGACGACCTTGAGAGGCCTTGTACGACCCTGTCCAGCCTTAGTCATGACTTGTGCTCTCTTGTGTCGGTGAAAACAGAAAAGGAAGAGTCAGAGATTCCTCCTCTTTTC